GGCTCGCCGCCGGATTCGCCCTACTCTGCATCGCCATCTGCGCGGCATGGGCCACCCAATTCCCCGACCATTACGCGAATCACGTAATGAACCGGGCACGCGGCACCTGGCGCAGCCTCAAATACCGTCGGCACTGGAGCCGCTACCTGAAAGACTGCGGCATCATCCTCCGCAGATCAGACACACCATTCCTGCTCCGCATCCACTCCACCAAAAATTTCGACCAGCTCACTGTCCGCATGAATCCAGGCCAACGACCCGAAGACTGGGCAAACAATGCTGACCGGCTCACCCAAACCTTCGGCGCCCTCAACTGCCGCATCACCACAACCGGCAAACCACACTGGCTCCAGTTGATGTTCCTCACCAACGACCCACTCACCCAGTCAGTCGACCCCTACCCGCCAGAACCCGATGCCCTTAACCGCGGCCTACCCATCGCCCGCCAAGAAGACGGCAAACCCTGGCGACTCAAATTGGTTGGCTCACATCTGCTGATCGTCGGCGCAACCGGCGCAGGAAAATCCGGTGTGCTGTGGGCGATCATTCATGACCTGCTGCCGGCCATTGACAGCGGCATTGTGAAACTGTGGGTGATGGACCCCAAAGGTGGCATGGAGTTAGCCGGCGCCCGCCACAAATTCGACCGCTTCATCTACGGCCACCGACCCACCATCTTCGCCGGCGTATTGGACGAAGCCGTCCAAATCATGCAACAACGCCAAGACGCCCTACGCGGCGTAGCACAACTCCACACCCCCACACCGAGACAACCGCTATACGTCATCATGGTTGATGAAATGGCCGCGCTAACCGCCTGGAACACTGACCGGGCAGCACAAAAACGAATCCAAACCGCACTCAACCTCCTCCAATCCCAAGGCCGCGCCGTTGGCGTCATCATCATCGGCGCCGTCCAAGACCCAAGCAAAGAAACCCTCCCAAACCGCGACAAATTCCCCATCCGCATAGCGCTACGCCTCACCGAAGCCACCCAAATCGGCATGGCATTCGGACCAGGCGCACGAGACCGCGGCGCACACTGCGACCAAATCGACCCCGAACTCAAAGGTGTCGGCTACATCCAAATCGACGGCGAAGAAGGATTCACCCGAGTACGCTTCGCCCACATCACCCCAGCCATGATCGGCGCCACCAACAGCGACCTACCCCAACTTGACGACGAACCCGCCCAAACCAGCGACGGAATCTTCATCGCATGAAACTTTTCAAAACCACAAGCCGCCACACCTACCGGAAACCGAGACAGCGCGTCGGCTATAGCCACACAGTCAAGGCCAAGACCCGGTTCAAGCGTTGGCTCAAACGTGGAACCAAACAGATATGGCGCAAAGCTAAGCGACGTGTTCGCAACAGATGGAAGCAGCGCCAACGACGACAAGCCATCTATAATCGGCAGATAGCTAGAAGCCGCATTGTCCATCCAGCCCCTACGACCGTAGAAGCACAGGCCCCCCGACCAGACGGAGCTGTAGCCAACTGCCGACGCTGCCACAACGAAGTGCAATTCAGTTCTGCCCGGGAGCGTTGGGAGCACACGGGTAAAGGCCAATACGAATGCTTCCAATCCCGGAGCTACACATGACCACCCGCACCGTCTACCCCGACAAAAGCTTCCCCCAGCTCGGCCCTGAGCTGGACCTGGATTGGCGCATCTGGCTGGCGCAACATGGCCTGCCGAATCCTGAAGACCTACCCCTTCGCAACAACCCCATCATCTGCGACGACACCGCTCGCACCGTCACCGTCGAACGCTACGTACGCACCCCCAAAGGCCACTGCCAACTCGACCCGAGCCGCCCCAACGAACTACTCACCGAACCCGTAACCGTCCAGCTTGAAGCACCAGCACTGCCGATCCCCAATGGATACGAAGTCGTGGTCGCATGACCTGGCCGTTAGCCATGGTGTGTATCATCGCCATCCTGTCCACCCTGATCTACCTCGCATGCACCAGCTGGTACTGGATGGGCGGACAAGGACGAGAATGATCATGGATGAGGATGAGCAGATCGAGCAATTGGTCGAGCACCTAGAGCAGGTGATCACCACACTCACCGACCGTATCGACAGGCTTGAGCACAACACACCAGCCCCGCTCACGCTGTCGCCACCGATGCAGGTGCATGTACCGAATCAGCCACTGGGGTTCTATAACTGCATGGCACCGATGAACCCCAGTTGATCAGCTATGACCTGGGCCACACCCAAGACCAGCAGCGCACAACGTGGCTACGGTGCAGACCACACCAAGGCACGAGCGGTAGCAGCACTGAGCCACAAGCCCAGTGATCCATGCGCACGATGCGGTCATGCGCTTGGCCCGATGGGATCGTGGCTGCACTGGGACCACACCGACAGGCGTGATGGCTATCTAGGGTTCAGCCACGGCAGCAGACGCTGCCCGTACTGCGGACGCAAATGCAACATACGAGCAGGCGCTCAACGCGGAGCGAGAGTACGGAACCGACGAGCCAAGCTACGCAAGATCATCACCGCTGACCGTTGGTAGGGGGCCGGGGTCGCGACGCAAAACGGCCAAGCCAAGACCCGCTAGTCTTGCCCCGTTTTTTCTGAGGCGGTGGTGATCCGTGGCTCACCAGATTCGCTGCAAGAAGTGTCGGCGGCAGTTCACCCGCCCTACTGGTTCGAGTCGGCTCAACTGTGAAACCTGTCGGCCGCCTCGTGTTAAGACGCCGACCGTCCCGGCTCCGGCCGATGGGCTGTTGCAGCAGGCGGTCCGTGTTGAGCTTGAGCGGCTTCAGCAGGCCGGTTCTGTGGCTGCTGCGGTTGCTTTGCGGCTTGCTCGTGCGTTGGATGATCCGGAGTTGGGTGCTGCGCAGGTGTCGTCGATCAGTGCTCAGTTGATGCGGACGTTGGAGCCGTTGGCGAAGCTTGCGCCGCGGCCGCCGGATGAGTTGGATGAGTTCACGAAGCGTCTTGAGCAGAAGCGGGCGACGGCGTGACGGCGGTCCTTGAGCAGTTCGTGCCGCCAGCGTTTGTGGAGCCGACGTATCTGTGGGTGCCGCCTGGTCGGCGTGGCACCTATGGTCCCGAGATCGTCGACTTCTCGGCCTCGATCGGGCATGAGGTTGATCCGGAGCAGGCCCAAGCGATCGACGCCTTCGGCAGCTACGGTCCGAGCGGGCATTACTGGACCTACGAGACCTGTCAGATCGAGGGCCGGCAGAACGGCAAAACGGATCGTGTCACGTTGCCGGTAACCCTGTTCGACTTTTTCATCATCGGGGTGGACCGGATCACCTGGACTGCGCATTTGATGGATACGACGCGGGACGTTTTCACCACGGTGAAGAACCTGATCGACAGTAACGATGCTCTGACTCGGCGGGTGAAGGAGATTAACGAGTCGAAGTCCGAAGAGGGCGTCACGCTGATGAACAACTCGGTGTTGGAGTTCCGTGCCCGGGTGGCTGGTGGTGGTCGCGGTAAGGGCGGCTCGATTTGGGTTGGCGACGAGTGGACGTTCGGCACCGATGAGTCAATCGGTTCTCGGATGCCAACATTGCGGGCCAGGACCAATGCGCAGATCCGATACGTCTCGAGCGCGGCGCGGGGTCGGTCGAAGCATCTGCGGACGTTGATCCGGCGTGGCAGGTCGATGGTTGACCGGAATCTGATCTACTCCGAGCGGTGCGCACCCGGGAGCTTTGAGGAGCCTAGTTGCGATCTTGAGGGTTGCACTCACGCCTACGGCATTCCGGGCTGCGCGTTGGATCGTGAGGAGCTGTGGCACTTGGCGAACCATGCCATGGGGCGCCGGATCTCCTACTCGAAGATGAGGTCGGAGCGGGCGTCGATGCCGCCGACCGAGTTTGCCTGTGAGGGACTTGGCTGGCATGAGCCGGGTGATGAGGACGAGCGGACGATCGACTCAGAGAAGTGGGCCGACCTCGCAGTTGAGGGTCAGGTGGACGGCCCGCCTGTCTTCTTCCTTGATTGCTCCCCGAATCTGCGTTCCGCCAGCATTGCGGGCGCGACGCTGAGAGATGGCCGTCCGCATGTGAAGCTGGCCGACTATCGGCCGGGTACGGATTGGCTTTTGGCTCGGGTGACGAAGTTGGTCACGCAGTATCCGGGTGCCCGCTGGCAGTACGAGGGTACCGGGCCAGCGTCGGCGTTGGCCGAAGATCTGAAAACTGCCGGAGTGATCGTGGAGAAGCCGTTCACCGGGACGGATTTGGCACGGGGCTGCGCACATCTGCAAAAGCTGGTGGGCAACAGCGCCATGTCGCACTCCGGCGATGAAGCGGTAGCTACCGCTCTGGCGTCGGCGGTGAAACGCGATGCTGGCGATCCAGGCCTGTGGTCGTGGGGGCGACGCCGATCGGCCGGTGACATCTCGCCACTGGTGGCCGTGACCGGCGCGTTGTGGCTGCTGGCGACCGCCTCAGCCCCGTTCTTCGCTTCCCGGCGTTAGGAGCGGCTCATGGCGGTTGTTGAACGGGTCAACAGCCAAACCCGCCGCGTCGATGTGGCTCGGATCATGCTGCTGCCTTTGGCCGGCCTGTTGTGGCTGCTGGGTTTCGCGGCGGGCAAAATCTGGTCGACTGTCCTGTGGTCTGGCGCGGCAATCAAACTTGGTTGGACTGACTCCCGCGCAGGTTCGCGGCGACGGTGAATGTGCTGAGGGGGTCTTCCATTGGGCCTCCTCGAAAGAATTAGGGCAGCCCGTGGCACCTCAACCGATGTTGAGCAGCGTTTCAGCATCGATTCGTGGATCAGCGACTATCTGATCCCGAGCTCGTTTCAGTACGGCGGCACGACGTATCCGCTCGGACTGAACCAGACGTTGGCTGGCAATCGGGCGGCGGAGATCACCCCAAGCCTGCCGGGGCATATGGCGGCGGTCGCGAAGTGCCCGCCCGCGTTCGCGGCCCAGATGGTGCGAGCCGATGTGTTGAGCCAAGCGAGGTTCACGTTTCGCAATCCGCCGTGGCATCCCAGAACAGCACGTCGCACGTTCGGAAACGGCGATCTGGGGTTGTTGGAGCATCCGTGGCCGAACGGCACTACGGGCGAGTTGATCAGCCGCATGGAGTGGCATTCCGGGCTGGCCGGTAACGCGTTCGTGGTACGCCGCCCGGATCGGCTGCGGGTGTTGCGGCCCGACTGGGTGGCAATTATCTACGGGTCGCAGACGGAGATCGACAGCCCCGGCCACGCCCTCGACAGTGTTTTGGTCGGCTACATCTACATCAACGGCGGTCTCGACAATCCGCACGGCTACGAACAGCACTTCCTACTCCCGGATGAGGTGGCTCACTTCAGTCGGATGCCTGATCCGTTGAACGCCGGGGTTGGCATGTCGTGGTTGACCCCCGCTATCCGTGATCTGCAAGGTGACCGGCTCGCCTCCGAGTACAAGATTCGCTACTTCGAGAACGGAGCCAGCCCGAATCTGGTTATCAAGGGTTTGCCGGCGGTGACGAAGCCGCAGTTCGATCAGATGGTCGACATGATGGAGGAGCGGCATGCCGGTGCGGCGAACGCGTTCCGCACTCTATACCTGACCCAGGGTGCCGATGCGACGGTGATCGGCGGCAATCTGCAGGAAATCGACTTCCGGGCGGTCACTGGGGCTGGTGAAACTCGGCTGTCGGTGCTGTCCCGGGTGCCCGCGTCGCTGTTGGGCATCTCGGAGGGTTTGGCCGGGTCGGCGTTGAATGCCGGCAACTGGTCGGCGGCCCGCCGCAGCTTTGCTGACACTTGGGTTTATCCGACGTTGCAGGATTTGGCTGCCTCGCTGGCGCCGCTGGTCAACGTGCCAGCTGATGCCGAACTGTGGTTCGACGTCACCGACATCCCGCTACTGCGGGAAGACGCCAAAGATGCGGCCGAAATCACGTCAATCCAGGCCGCAACCATCGGAAACCTTGTCAACGACGGGTTTACGCCCGAATCAGCTAAGGCCGCCGTGAAAGGTCAGGACATGGCCCTCCTTGTTCATTCGGGGCTCGTCAGCGTGCAGTTGCAGCTACCCGGGGCTACGGCTCAACCTCAGCCGCTAACCAGTGGCCAGTAGATAGTCGGCGAGTGCCCGGAGACGGTTCGCATCGTCTCCAGCGAACCCGAGCGTTTTGTTGCAATGGCCGCAGAGCAGTCCTCGAACACGCCCTGTGTCATGGCAGTGGTCGATCTGCAATCCATTCTGCGGAGCGCCTGACTTTGGTATCACGCCGCAGCATGCACACTTACCGTCTTGACGCTCCACCATCTCAAGCACCACAGCCGGGTCTACACCCAGCGAGCGAGCGTTGACGCTCCACTTGTTGTTTTTGCGAGACTCACGTTGAATGCAGGCTCCACATAGGCCCCGACCGAAATGCGGCTGGTCTGGGTGGCAGGTAGCTCTTTTGAGGCTCGCGTTGCGGTTGAACGCATCTCGTCCACGATGCGTCTCTCGCCAACGCCTTTGATAGCAAGGGCCGCAAATCCCGTCTGCTACCTCTGGGCGATCTGGGTGACATTCAGATCGTGGCCTAGCTCGCCTGTAGCAGGCGCCACATAGACCTTTTGCAAGATGCGGACGGTCTGGATGGCAGGTTGCTGGCGGAATTCCTTTGGCTCCCTTGGGCACGGAATTAGTTTACTACATCAGGTCTCTGCAATGGGGCGTTAACAAGGAGTGTCTATGGCATCGATAAATGTGGACGTCGTCCGCGCGTTGTCGGCGGCGCCCGAACTGCGCAAGGCCGACAAGACCGACGAAAGCCTAGGGCTGCTCTCTGGCCACTTTTCAGCCTTTAACAACTGGTATCGGGTCAGTTCCCTCTGGGAAGGCGACTTTTTAGAGCGGACAGCTCCCGGTTTTACTGCGCAGACCATCGCGGAAGACCGCAGCGACATGCGTGTTCTGTTTAATCATGGATTTGACGGGGCCGCGGGCGACAAAGTGCTGGGCCCGATCCAAGACTTGCGTGAGGACGAGACGGGCCCGTACTACGAAGTCCCGCTGTTCGACACCAGCTACAACAGGGATTTAGTTCCCGGGCTAAAAGCTGGAGTGTACGGCGCCTCTTTCCGGATGCGCGTTCAGGAGGACTCGTGGAATGACGAACCGGAGCCGTCGGACGACAACCCGAAGGGTCTGCCGGAGCGAACGATCACTCGGGCGAAGGTGATGGAGTTTGGCCCGGTCACCTTCCCGGCCAACCCGGAAGCGTCCGCGTCGGTGCGTTCCACGACCGATGAGTTTTACGAGCGGCTACGGCAACGGGACAGGAGCGCCTACGACGGCGCCGTCCGCGCAGCAGGCCGCGACCCGTTCGCCCGCCCGGAGCGGGTGATGACAGCGGCCCAGGCCAACGCCGTGCAGAACTTCACTATCCCGGCAGGGACCTTCACGACAGCCCTCACAGATTTCGCTGGGCGACCAGGCGCGCGGAGCGCAGGTGGCAGCGACAGCAAGGACGAACGGCCAGGACACGGCACGGCGTCAGCACTCACCCAGGCGGACCGCTTCCGCCAACACGAAGCGCTCGGTTTAGACCTGAGCCTTGTCCTGAAATGGAGATTGGAAAATGCCAACTAAGCAGAAGACCGAAGCCGAGGAGAGCAAGCTCATCCCCGGCAGCCTCGACGAGCTGAAGGGCCGCACCCCCGAAGAGTTGCGCAACACCCTCGAAGTCCTTGATGCGCACCTGCATGCCATCCACATGACCGACACCGGCGAGTTGCGCGACCTCGACGACGCCGAAAAGGCCGCACTCGAAACCGGGATCGAAATCCGGACCGCCATCATCGACCGACTCGAAGAGCACCAACGCATCTCCGAAGTGTTCCGGCGCCGGCCCAAGGCAGTCGAGCAGGCGCTGTCCAACATCCGCAACGGGATCGTTGGGGACGACCCAGCCGATGTCCGGCGACTCACCCACAGCGAGGCCCGCGACCGGGCATTGCGGGTGCTGGACGACCGCGAGTCGACCATGCACCTGAAGGATGATGAGAAAACTCAGATTGCCCGGACCCTCCGCGGCAACCCGATGATCGCCCGCCGAATTCTCGTCACCGAGAACGAGCCATACCGCAATGCGTGGATGAAGATGATGACCGACCCGTCCGCCATCGCCACCCTGGACGATGAGGAGCGGATTGCTCTGCGGCGATGGAACGAGTTCCGGGCCATGGGCGAAATCACCACCACCGCCGGCGGATTTGGAATCCCGGTGTTCATCGATCCAAGCATCATTTTGACCGCTCAGGGTTCGGGTAATCCGTTCCTGTCGATCGCCAAGCAGGTCGACATCAACACCAATATTTGGAAGGGCGTCACGAGCGCGGGGGTTACGTGGGCATTCCAAACCGAGGCGGCGACGACCACTGACAATAGCCCAGTTTTGGCCCAACCGGCCGTGACTGTGCACATGGCCAGGGGATTCATCCCGTACTCAATTGAGGTGGGTTCCGATTACCCGGG